GAAAAGGGGTTCATCTGTCATTATAGCACCTTTAAAATCTTACGGCCTTTATGGTCAATTACAAAATCACCATAGTAGCCAATTTCTTCTTGATAAAGAGAAGGCTTCTTAATTGATTTGAGACTTTCCAAAAGAGTCTTTTTCTTAATGCGAGCAGGAATTCTATCTGCGGCATTAAGTGTCACCTGTCCATAGATAATGTCTGCTCTTTCAACTACCTCAATAAATCCTTTAAGTGAATATCTTTTCATAGAAACTCCGTTAAGTCTGAATCATTAGTCTTACGAACTCTGCGCTTAGGCAAAGAAGCTTGAGGTTTCACATACTCTTCATCGGTCATTTCTAACTGATCGCGCATCTTATTCTTAACTTCTTCTACGTATGACATGGTGATCTGCTTAGAATATTCATCTTGATTGTTATTTATCTCGAACAGATCTGAAGCATAACCATTATCAATCAGTTCATCTTTGATTTCTTTCTGGCGCTTTTCTTTGGCGATTCTCCGAAGAAAGGCATAATAACAGATCTGAGTGAAATAAGCAAAAGCATTAGGCTTACCAGTACGTGTAGCTGCTTCGATGTTATAGTTACGGATAGCACGGAGACAGTTCTCGATAGCATCCATTACCATTTCATCGCGATAAGAGTACCCAATAAAGTTTGGCTTATGAGAAAGCCCTTCGGCTATCTGCTTAAATCCTAAGGCTACGTAGTCTGGAACAATCGGCTTATCAGAACCTTTATGTGCGTTATAAGACTCTACATAATCGCACACTGCTGCAGAAAAGTCTTTATTATTGATATAATTGTCTTTGTGCTTTTTGCGAGCCATAAATTTTAATACCTTAGGAATTTATCGATTTTAGTATTATATACCAAAAAATATAAAATGTACACTACATTTTTTTTGTTTACAATCTGTGAAAAATGTATATAATAAGTAGTCTGTTGGGGAGGGAGGAATATACCATTAATGCATCGTCGGAGTATCCTCATCAGTAGTAATTATAATCTGTTCGTATTCAGGTTCTGGATCTGATTCAGGCTCAATATCCCCTTTTAAGCTTTTAACTAATTGCTCTCTGTACGAAAAATAGTTTTCTAATACAATATTTTCAGGTCCGGACACAGATACAATAGCAGAACCAGCTAAGGTCATGACCTTACTGTAGTCAGCACCCATCTTCCATCTTGATAAGAACAGTCTTTGCTCTACAGAGTTATACCTGATCTCTAATGGTATTTCAATTACAAAGAAGTTTTCTGTAGTCTTAGCGACTCTAGTAACGATTTCCTCGCCGGTAATGAGCTTGAATACCTTGACAGCATCTTCCTCGTTTACTTCTACTTCTACTTCTTCCGTCATAACGTTACCTCGTATACGTCATAGTCGAACTTTTCTCTTTTATAGATCTTCATACGTTCAATTGCATGAAGGAGAGTGTAGTTCTTTTTTTGTTTCATATGCATATCGTCAGCGATATCATATAGTGTAGTTGATCTACCATCCTCGGACTTTCTTAATCCTCGTCCAATAGACTGTAATACTTTTACCTGAGACTTGGATGGTGAAGCAAAAATAATGTTATGTAGATTCTTAATGTTTACACCCGTGGAGAACGTGCCAAGGCTAGCAACAATGATAGCATTTTTCTGCTTTTCGACGATCCCACGTATCTCTTCTCTGACGTCAGCATCGACCTCACCTGATACAAAGAAAACCTTACGCCGTTCATGAGCTTTATCCTTAATCATATCATAAAGAATCTTGCCGTGCTTTTCTACAAACTGGAATAGAACAAGCGTATTACCTTCTTGGTCTAGCGCTAGGTTTTGAATTAGTCTGTTGCGCTTGACATTACCGACAAGGTAGTCAATCTCGTAGTGGTAATCTTTGCTATTTATAATATCTCTAGACACTTCAGGTGGATACTTAAGCAGCAGGACCTTGATCTTCAGCTGCGCCAGAGTATCTGCATCCATCAACTTTTTAGTAGTAGTTACATTATAAACACGTCCAAACAATCCTTCCAGCACAAGTTTATGTGTCTGAGTTCCATCCAGTGTGCCTGTAGTACCAAACCGGAACTCTGCTTCACGTGACTTGTTCATGATACCAGATAGGGACTTAGCCTTGAAGTTATGCACCTCGTCTCCAAACACTGCACCGAACTGTTCGAACCATGTACCAGGAAGCTTATAGATCGACTGCCATGTGGAAATGAAGACTCGCTCAGGAACATTATGCTTGGGCATACCAGAGTAGATACGGTGACACATCTTCGATACGTCAAAGTCGTCGTTCTGAGCATACTCCTCAAAATCAGTGTACATCTGCTGGACCAAAGATGTGGTAGGCACTACAATCACTGCGCGCTTGTCATGATTTTCTAAGTACCATCGCATCAAGATATAGATGATCAGAGACTTACCTGAACCTGTAGGTGATAGTAAAATAAGTCTTTTAGAGTGAATTGCTTGAGCTACGGCATTAAACTGGTAGTCCCTAGGCTCAAACGGTAGGTTTAACGATTTGATAAACTTCGCCAGATCTTTCGGCTCAACTGCTAGACTGCTGTCCGGCCTTCCATATGTCGTATCATGATCAAGCTCAATTGTGTAGTTACGTGGCTTGGTGAACTCGTCTAGGTATTCATACAAACCACAGGGAAGTTCTTGTTTCTTAATATCATACAGTCGTACCTTACCATCCCACCCTCTTTTAAAGGCAGGCATGTATTTTGCACCTGGTACTTCAAATGAAAAGAAATCGTTCAGTTCATTTGCAATATGAGGTTCAGATACTACAAGGAGTTGGGAATGATTCTTCTTACGTACATGTAAGGTATTTGACTTAAGTTCCATTACTTAAGCTTAGGTCTCATACTAGATGGCATTTGGAATAAAACATTAACATTAGAAGACACAACATCGCGGGCAAAAACTGCCCAACAGATAATTGGGGTCACTAAGTAATTTTCTGAAATAAATTCTCTAAAGCTCGTGCCTGTAGTATAGACATCATCAACAATTAAAACCGGATCATCAGGATTACCAGTAGATGATTCGTTTAGAATATCACCTAGAAGCTTACCTCCTCGCGGTATACCTACTGCTTCACGAAATGGTCTAGTTTCATACTCTAAGATCATTTTAGCTAGACATCTCCAGTCATCTTCATCTAGAGCATCCATTTCGATCTTCCATCCCAATCGCAATCCAGCGTGGGAAGTAAACTCTTCATCTACAAATAAAGCCATATTATCCTCCGGATTCAAACCTGCGCCACTCAATCATATTCTTTATAGTCTGGTGCCGCCATCTCAGGTTATCTATAATCTCTTTTAAAGTCTCTAAGATCGTCTTATAGTAAGCAATCTTTTCTTCTGACTTCTGTATATCTGTATCAGAATCATAGTAATGATCCATGTCTCCTTTCAAGACTTTAAGTCCATTAAAAGGATCAAAGCTCCAGCCTTTTTCTTGAATAGTCTCACCGTCCATCTTACCATTATAGTACAGCCACTTGTCTTTGAGCAAAGTTTTTTGATCAAGCTCAGCTTTCTTTAACCTAAGTTTTGTGAGAGAATGAATCTCTAGATACTTGGCATGTAAGGATGGTGTTTTACGAGACTCTTCATCCAAGTTCATTTCTTCAATGACGCAGTCTTCTTTCCACATCTGTATGATGCTTTCCAAATCAAGTTTCATAATAAATCCAAATTGAGTTTTAACTAAATGTATTATACCACATTCTTAGGTAAATTGAAACCCTGTAAATGAGAATGACGCATTAAATGTTAAGTACTCAACTGTAGATGCTACTGAAGTTAATTCAAGACCACTGATGCTTGTTGGGTTACAACCCTTATAGGTCACAGTCTTATTCTGATTGTTATGACTAGTCAGGATAGATACTGAGATGTCCATCTGAGTTGGATCTGTGTCTGTCTGAGGCTTGAAGTCTTCGTTGACCATGTCTACCATCCAGTTATAAAGCTCAGTGTAAGACTCAATGTCTTCATCTAAAATAAACTGAATGTTAAGCTCTGAGTATTCTAGAGCGTCTCCCGGAAAGTTGACGTTTCCAATTCTTTTATATGGTAAGGTCGGGCCACCTAAAGATACATCAGGGTGACTGATACTTTGCGCAAAGAAGTTTAAGTTTGGATAGTTGACTCTATTAATGACAACTTTAAATCCAGTAGGTTGCAAGTAGTTCTTGTTTGCAGTTAGTGACATGTCTAGCTCCGCATAAAAAGAAAGGGTGGACCTTTCGATCCACCCTAGTATTTATACTATGTTTTTATAGTTATCTACAGCTTACGCAGTTTCAACGAGAATGTTGTCAACGCGGAAGATTCTGTAGTACTGGTTGTTACCACCAGCTGGCAGACCAGTCGAAGCAGCCTGTGCACCCAGAACGAATGGGTTAGCAGTCATGCCGTAACGAGTCTTGAAGCCAATCTTTGGCTGGAAGGTGTTCTCACCAACGGCGCGAACCATTGTCAGTGGAACGTATGGGCAGTAGAAGAGACCAGCGTCGTATGGGTTGGTACCCTTGTAGCCGACGTTGATGTAGTCGTCTGTGGAGTATGGGTCAATGTAGACACGCATACGGCCGTTCAGTACACCGGCGAAGGTGTTGCCTGTGTCGTCAACGTTCAGGTTAGTGGCCAGTGCAGGAGTGTAGTCCAGCATGCCGGAAGCTGCCAGCGCGGAAGCTACGTCGGACGAACATACCATGAAGTTACCCTTACCGCGACGGGTGTCTTTTGCGATCTGGTTTGCTTCACGCTCGATCTGCACGATCAGGCCCTTGAACTTCTCAACCGACCAACGACCGTCAGCGTCT